TCTTAAAAAACTTTCTACCAAAAATATTCAATATTTTAAAAAATGTAGTGAACTTTTTTTATAAATTTTCAGGATTTCTTTACATGGTTGTAGTGAAAACTCGGATTTTCTTTAAGTAGGTTAGGAATATATATTATTAAACTACTTAAAGACTAACAGTTCATTTTTCAACTAGAATTTCTTTTGAAACCTTCTTAATTATTTTTTCTTCTTTTTCATAATCATTGTTTCCACGGCCACCCATTGATTCGATAATAATATTATTATATACATCCGATTGTTTTGATGATGGTTTATGGTAATCTGGATACTTTTCTTTAAATTTTTTAATCATTTTGAAATTCTTATCTTGCACTTTTCTTATCATCTTGTGCATCTTTGTGTTCTCATCATCTTTTTCCCATTTATTATCATCTTTTACGTAAATTATTTCGCGTTTTTTATCTGTGCAATGGACTGGTCTTTGTGTAACATCAAGATTCTTTAAATTCTTAATAATTATATTTGAAATACCCTCTATATACCCTTTTTCTCCTACATTCTCTAAATCAGATAATTGAAATTGTATTGATTCAACAAAATCCATAATATTCATTGCATCTTTGCATGTTTCATTTAAAAAGAAATTCAAATTGAAAGCTTTGTTATGTGAATTAGTATGAGTAGTATTATTATTATTAGTATTAGTAATTGTATCTTTCTTAACAATTTCTAAAATTATATTTTTAAATTCTTGGTTTTCTTTTATTAAATAATTTATTAGTTCATCTTTATTATTTGTATAAATTGGGGTGGTTTCTTTTATTTCTTCAGTTTCTTTTATTTCTTCGGTTTTTGCTGTTTCTTTTATTTCTTCTTTTTTACATTTTTTTAAGTGTCTCCATAATCCAGTTCTATCTTTATATTCTTTACCACAATTTTCACAACAAGTAATTGCCATTTTTTTGCCATTTTTGCCATTTTCTGTTGCTAAATTGTTGCCGTTTGTTGTTTTTATGTGTTTTGCTGTTAGTAAATGAGTATCCCAATTGTATTTTTTGTAGCATTTATAGTCACATGTTTCGCAATAAAATTTTATTGCCATTTTATTGCCATTTTCTGTTGCTAAATTGTTGCTAACTGTTGCCATATATTAGAAACAGATTATATTTTAAATCCTTTTCCTAAAATATAATAAAATTTTATCGTAACAAAGTTGAAATTATTTTTTTAGTGATAAGACCATAAAATTCAATTATGGTCACAAATCATCATTTTTGAGCAAAGTATTTTGGATTTTCCGATTTTGGACATTTATAAATGTCCATTTTTCATTTTCTTAAAAAACTTTCTACCAAAAATATTCAATATTTTAAAAAATGTAGTGAACTTTTTTTATAAATTTTCAGGATTTCTTTACATGGTTGTAGTGAAAACACCTTTTTTCTTTAAGTAGGTTAGGAATATATATTAAAATTTACTAGTAAATAGAACTACAAAATTTTAACGTTTTTTGGTCTTTCTTGTCTTTCTTTTGCGGCAAAATGAACGCTTTGTTCCGCTTGCCCATAGGCATCTCTTTTTAGATGATCTGCACGCAGACGCCTTTCTACCTTTACAGGTTTTATGTCTTTTAGCAAACAACGCTTGGTGTACATTATAAACAGCCATTTATATTATACTTAAAGATAAAAATGTAAATATAATAATATTTGTTAAATACTTTTACCATCTGGTTCATTCTTTTACCATCTGGTTCATTCTTTTACCATCTTGCTTATTCTTAATCACTTTTTTGTTATTTAAATTCGATTTCCCTAATGGTAAAACAATATTGTCATTATTTAAAGTTGCTTTTGTATTATTTAAAGTTGCTTTTGTTGTAACAAAAGCAACTTTAAATATTAATTCTTGCTTTTTAAATATAAAATCAAGAATTTACAACCAAGTTCTACCATTTCGTTGTTTTCTTAACGCTAATCTTAGGTCCAGCTCCGCGCTTCTTACTCTTATTTGGGTCATATTGTTCATCTTCGTCTTCGTCCTTAAGGTTTTTCGACAATTCCCAGAATTCTTTTGAACCCAACCTGAAGTCGCCATGATTGTCGGCCTTGTACCAAAATACTTGGTCATGCAGTTTATTCGATTTTGAATTGTTATTAATTACCAAACATTCATAATTTTCTGTGCATTGGTCCATCACTTGGCAAAATGATTCAAATGTTGGAAACATACCTGCATAATTTTCATATATTCTTTTTCTATTTGCTATATAATTCTCTCTTAAAATAAAAACGTAATCAATATTTGTTCTCAGTGTTGGCGGAATACCTAAAGGGTATTGCATTGTGATGACCAACATCACCTTCCAGTGTCTCAATTTATACCATTTTCATTTAGACATTTCCTTCTAAAATCATTAAATTTATGCTTTTTAAATGGGCATAACATTCTCTCGAATGGGTTTAGACTATATCTTAAGGTATCATCGAAGTTGGTTAAACTTCTCAACCCCACGGGCATTTAGTCGTTGAACTATCACCATATCCTTACCAATAACGGACTTAGGCGACGAGCTGCGGGTTTTCTCTATTTTATACCTTTTTACTATACCTTATGTGATTAGCATAAGCCATTATTATATTTCTATAATAACTTAGTAGTATAAACCTTCAAAGAACTTTACAAAGTTCTAAATCGAGAGGTCTCCGCAATTTGGACGTGTTGCTTAATGCTAAATAAAGCAATAAACTAGCCATTCTTTTGGAATGACTCCGGCAAACATTTTACCGTTCATAAAAAGTAATCGCATTAATTTATCTCGCGACCATGTGTTATCATAAAGGCAGTCATCCAGAATAACGAATGCCCGCGGATCAATTGTGCTACGCTTATATGTAGCCATTTCTTCTTTAACCTGCTTCAATACTGTGCGTTGACGCTTCAAAACATTTTCTATTATTGCAGAATTATATTCATTATGAATAAATAACTTCGGCACCATTTTGCTGTAAAATCCGTTACCTTCTTCTGTCCCAGAAATAACCGTACCAATGGGGATATCTTGTTGATAATATAATAAATCTCTTACTAAAAATGATTTACCAGTGTCACGCTTGCCAATCAAAACAACAACAGGTCCTTTGTTTTCATTTGGTTTAAACTGGATGCTTTTCATATCAAATTTTTTTAGTTCTAGCGTCATTTTATAACTTTTAGAAATATAATTTTATCATTTTTACGAAATTAGAGAAAGCAAGATTTAAGATCCAAGATCCAAGATTTAATATTTAAAAATCCAGATTTAATATTTATGATTTATAATAAGTTAAAAACACATATAATTTATATATTAATTAGCTAAAGAAAGATGATTGTTAATTATCAAAAACGAAAAAACATAGAACTTTTTAAAGCTTTAGAAAACCCGAAAAACCTTTTTTTAACAGAGGCGCAAAATTATATACCAATTTATTCAAAGTTCTTTTCATTAAACGAGACAAATTTTAATAATATTAATTTAAATCATAAATGGTACATTACAAATATAAATTGTGATGAACAAGATGAAGATGATGCAGAAAACAGTCGCATATTTAACTGCAAACTTAAAAACATAAATAATAACAAAACAAAAGATAAAGATGTATTCTTTAAATTAGCACCATTATTGGACCCATATAAGTATTTAATAGGTAAATATAATATTCATGATGAAAAATTATATAAATTGCCAAAGCTAGACTCAACTATCGATAATTGTAATACTAAATTTATGGATGTGAATAATGCTGCATATGTTGATGGCTTATTTGTACATTTAACTAGTGTATTAATGCATTCGCATGGTTTCATTCATGGAATAGACTATTATGGTTCATTTTTAGGTATAAAAAATAATTTTAGTTTTAACGTTTTTGATGATATAGAATATTTGAATAATTCTGATTTTTTCAATAAAAACAAAAATATTTTATTTAAAGTGGATGAATATGAGCATTTATTTCAAGATGAAAACAAAAAATGTAAATTGAAACCTATAAAAATTGAACATAATACAAGCGCAAGATCTCAATTATCAATAAGTTCTTTTGAAAATGAATTGTTTGCAGATGTTTTCGATGAATCATCTAATATGGCCTGTAATATGGAGTCTAATATGGAAGTAAATGATTTACAATTAAATCATATGCAAATAAGCGACAATTTATTAAGTGACAATCAAATAAGTGAAAGTGAATTAGAAACATTTGATTTTACACATAATGTTTTATCAGATGTAAAAAACGCTAGTCAAGTTACGTTAAAATCAAATTCCACTTGCTCTTCAAGGTCGTCGCATACAGATGATGAAGATATTATGGATGAATGCAATATAGATGAATGCAATGTAGATGAGTGCAATATAGATGACTGCAATGTAGATGACTGCAATGTAGATGATAAAATGGATGAAGTTGACAATGATGAAGATGAATTTGAAGATGTTACAAGCGAAGATGATGATGATGAATATGAAGATGAGATAATAAACGCAACTATTCCAAAATTTCCAATTCAAATGATTTGCATGGAATATTGTGAAAACACATTGGATGATCTTATTTTAAACAATAAATTAAAAGAAGAAGAATGGTATTCAGCATTTATGCAAATAATAATGATTTTAATTACTTATCAAAAGGCATTTAACCTTACCCACAATGATTTGCACACCAATAATGTAATGTATAATGATACGGATAAAAAATTCCTATATTATTGTTACAAAAAGAAATATTATAAAGTCCCAACATTTGGCCGTATATTTAAGATTATAGATTTTGGCAGAAGTATATATAAATTTGATGGAAAGATTTTCTGCAGCGATAGTTTTCAAACGGGTGGAGATGCTGCAACCCAATATAATACAGAACCGTATTTAAATGAAAAGAAACCCAGACTAGAACCAAATTATAGTTTTGATTTATGCCGTTTAGCATGTTCCATATTTGACTATGTGGTTGATGATGATGATGAACTAAAAGAATTGAGTAAATGTAAAGACCCAATTAAGCGTTTAATTGTTGAATGGTGTTTAGATGATAATGGCCTCAATATGTTATATAAAAATAATGGAGATGACCGTTATCCGGATTTTAAATTATACAAAATGATAGCACGATGTGTTCATAATCATACACCTCAAGCGCAATTAGAGAGACCCGAATTTAAAGCGTTCAGTAATTTTAAAGGTAAAGGAGAAATTCCTGCAGATGTAATTGATATAGATAATATACCGTCATACGTATAATATTTCAGCAATCATAATAAAAATATTTGTCTATACTTATATTATGAATAATTTTGGATTTATAATAACAAGACATGTCAACTCTGAAACTACAAATAAGTATTGGAATCATTCAGTCCAACTATTGAGAAGATTGTATCCTTTAAAAAAAATTGTTATTATAGATGATAACAGTAACCAAGAATTTGTAAAATCAGAATTTGATTATAAAAATATAGAAATAGTTAAATCAGAATTTCCAGGTAGAGGAGAATTATTGCCATATTATTATTTTTTAAAAAATAAATATTTTGAGAATGCAGTTATTCTACATGATTCTGTTTTTTTCCACAAAAGAATTCCTTTTGAATTATTACAAAATGTAGAAGTTTTGCCTCTATGGCACTTTAATCCTGATACAGAAGATTTAGTTACTAGATTACACATAATAAGTAATCTTACAAATTATAATAATATATATGAAAAATTAAAACTGCATAAGGATTTATTAGGAATGTCACAACTAATAAACAAGTCTGCAAAGTGGTATGGATGTTTTGGTGTGCAATCATATATAAATCATAATTTTCTTTTAAAAATAAATAATAAATATAACATAATAAATCTTTTAAAAGTAATAACAACTCGACCTGATAGATGTTGTTTAGAGAGAATATTGGGATGTATATTTTTTACAGAAAGTAATTTTTTGTATAAAAGAAAATCATTATTTGG